CAGTGTAATTGAAGGCCGAGCGGGCGCGCCTAGTTGACGCACCGGGCTCGCCCCCGTGATTCCCACCCATGGCATTGGCCCACCCAACGGGATACCGTATCCCATCGGAGCCTAGTAGTAGCAAGGGGTTATGACGATCGGCCGCGCCATTGACGCCTAGCGGCGCGTGTTAGGGCCGGATGGAGGGAAGTTGACCACCCCCAGGCCCTCGAGGCCACCCCCACGGGGGGAGCTGGCGAGTAGGGTCACGTTATGAGGGTTGAGGAATTTTTGACCCCTGAAAGGGCCCTAACCCCACACCCCCAACCACTCAGCAATCCACCGCCGCCACCAGCTCAACTGCTCCTTCCGAGCGGCGATGTACTGAGCCACCACCCTACTCCAGGTCTCCTTGTCGTAGCCCGTGAAGCAGCCCTCATCAGTCGGGTCGTAGTCCATCCTCTCCTCCATTGTTTCGTGCTCAGGCAACTTTTCGTGCCTAAGAAAGGGCTCCTTCCAAACGAACTCAGTCCACATGCCTTGAGGCCGGTAGATCGTCTCCCAGAACTCCTCAGGCCCCATCTCCCAGAGGGACTTCAAAACACCCACATTAGGAAGTCCACGAACCAGCCGAGCACGACGATTAGACCGAGGAACTCGAGGAAAGCTGACAGACATCCAGGCCGCGGGCAGTCGCAAGCGGAGTCCATCACTCCTTCACCTCCCACCCCCGCCCAGCCACCACCCACACATACTGCCCTCCTCCCAGCGACCAGCACCGCTTTGCCCTAACATCCGCCCATGGCCGAGCAACCACCCCCGTAGCCTCGGTGGTATCCCCTCCACAGTTCGGGCAGACCTTGTGAGAAGGTATTACCACCTCCCCTCGGGCAACCCAAGGAGCGAAGTCCAGACTATGCACCGTGACATCCCCGATGTGCCTACACTCCGGGCAGCGGTACAGACCGCGCCACACACCGTGGACACGGTGGGCAGACTCAGCTGGAAGGGCGGGCCCGAAGACCCACTCTTTGATCTTACTCCACATCGTTCTCTCCTTTGTTTGGTCTAGCGCCACATCACCGCCGTATACGCCTTCGCATAGCAGACCCCCCAGGTCGCCCCATGGTCCGTGTCCGCCTCCCCTACACTGAACCAATCCATAGCGTGAGCCCACTCATGAATCAGCAGCTCCAAGGAGAAGTTCGGGCTAGTCGTCGGGTGAATCACGATCAGGAACTCTTGCCTGGCTTCGTTGAACTCACACCACCCCCAGCAATCCTCTAGCTTCCGGCGGATGACCTTTACCGGATAGCTGGTAGGGCAATCCTCTCGAAGGGCTGTGAGAGCGTCGTTCCAGACTGAGGCAGCGTTGAGGGGTAGGGGCTCGAGGGAGCGGGTCAACGCTACCTCCCCACCTCCCTCAACCACTCCAGCACGACCTCTCCCAGCTCTACCCCCTCCCCATCGCTCTCCTCCATGTACTCCTTCACCGAGGCCCTCACAGCCTCGATGTCCGTCATCAGGGCCGCGTACCGGCCCTCCCAGACAGCCTCCGGTCCATAGGCCCCACTGTAGTCCGCAGTCTTCATCCCATCCTGTCCTTTGCCAGCTAGAGCCAGCAGGGCACCGATGCCCTCTTGTGCGATGAGCTCCTGCCGTCCGTGGTCGATCCCTGCGACAAGGAGATCACGGAGGTAGGCTTGGATTTGGTCTTGAGCTGCTCGAGAGACGAAGATCCCATCCTCGCTGTGATCGACCAGCCCTCCCTCCCCGAGGAAGCCGAGGAACCGGCGGGGGCAGGTGAGAGCCTCGTAGACGGTTCGGAGCATCAGGTGGTGGGGAGTAGGGAGACCGTGGTGAAGACGAGGGCCCAGATCGTGATGAGGAGGACCACAGCGTCAGTCTCGAAGGAGGGAGGCTTGGGAGAGGTGGTGCTGGGGAGCATCAGTCCTTCCTCCCCTCCCACCACTCGAGGAAAGCCTCGTAGTACTGGTCCCTTTGCGCGATGTGCTTGTAGCCCACAAGATCCTCTTGGAGCTTCTTGATCTCCGACTGGAGGTGGAAGACCTCGCGTTGGTAGTCGGCGTAGAGGACGAAGCGGCCTCCCTCGTCCCGAACCACATGGGTCCAATCGTCCACAGCAAACCGATATGCGGCCATCCCACTACACCCCCAACGGAGGCTCCACAATCGGAACCCTATTCAGACCCACGTTCACGGGGCCAGCCTCGACGAGCTGAGGAGACACCTGCCACTGGGCAAAGGGGACTCTCTCCTCAGGAGGACTCACCGGGACCATGAGCATCCTAGCGATCTGGAGCAGCGTGTCAAGCTGTACCGGAGAAAACTCCTCCAAGCTGGGTTGGGAGGGAGTCTTGATGAGAGGGAGCATGGGGTCTAGGTGGGCTCTGTGCCCAATACCCTGTACCTAGGGTACTAGGGTAGGGGGTATCATCTACCTACTAAGGTGTATCTACTAGTACCTATTAGGAGGTAGTGATAGGTAGTGATAAGTACATACTACTTATAAGTACTTAAGTAGTTCCCCCCTTTCCCCCCTATAAGTACTTACTTAGTAGGTAGTTATCCCTCCTCCCCTTTCCTCAGGGAGAGTAGTGGTGAGAGTGGGGGTGAGCCCACGATCACCACTCACTCACCGAGAGGAACCTCAGGTATGAGCAGCGGAGCCGAGTGGGGATGTGTTGAAACATCCACGAAGGATGCGAATGGGTTCTAGCACCACAGAGCGGGGGGTGCCCCTGTCCCGTGCTGCTGGCGGACCTCGGCCCAGAAGGCTTCCACGCCCTCCTCGATGTCCCGGCGCTTCCGGTTCTCGATGGCGTCGTCCGCCTCCTCCCCCCACCGCTCGGTGAAGTAGGCCACCCCGCCGGCTAGAGCGTCCAGGCGGTCATCGTGGCGGAGTGCTCCCCGGTCCTTGGTGAGGCGGGTCATCTGGTGGAACAGGGTGTACTCCCGCTTCCGCTCCTCGGTGCAGTCCACCCGGACCTTCTGAGGTCGGTTGTCTTCCAGGACCGATCGGTCCAGAATGAGCCGGTGCTTCGCCATGACGGGCTCGAGGGTGTCGATGATGCGAAGTTCCTTCTGCTTGGAGTGCTTCACCTCCTCGACGGCGCAGGGGTAGATCCCCCGGAGGACCGGCTTGAACAGCTCGGTCCACATACCGTCGCCAAAGTTGGCCTCAACCAGGATCATCGAGACCTGGTGATTCTTGGCGATGTGGGCGAGGCCCTCGAGGACATCCTGGGTGTAGCCCCCCGGGATCCCGGAGCACTCGGGGACAAAGAGCTGGTTGTTGAGGGCCTTGACCACGGCGTACCCAGTCTCGTCCTTGCCCCGGCCTGAGGGGTCAATGAACAGGACCGAGGCTTGGTAGGGCTGGAAGCCGCCTACAAGCTCGAGCGGTCGGTAGAAGCGATCCCCACCCATGCCCATCAGCGGAGCGTCCTTGATGAGCTGCTGGGGACCCGAGCCCCACACCACCTTCTCCGGGGCTACCTCGGTGTCTACGTCGGTGATGGCGAGGTCAGCCAGCTTGAGGGGGTAGCGGTTCTCGTCCGCTAGGGAGGTGTCGAGCTGGAACTGGAGGGCGAAGCCTGAACGACCGAACTCAGCCTCCTTCTCGAGGAGGAACTCGTCATCGAAGCGTTCGGGGTCGGTAGCGTGTCCGGCAAGCTCCGGGTCTTCCTGGAGGTCCTGCTGGAGGTCCGGGTGGAGGTACTCCCCGAGGTAGTCCTGGAGGCGCTGGTCTGGGTAGCGACAGGGGTAGACGCGGATGGCGTACCCACGCTCCTCGACCAAGCGGTGGTGGATGGTCTCCTCGGTGTGCGGGGTGCCGAGGTTGATCATGCGCTGGGGACCCTCGGGCTTGAGGAGGGCCGAGAGGTCCTCGGTCCGTCGCCACAGCTTCTCCCGCAGGAGGACGGTCTCGCAGTTGTTCGCAACCTCGATGTCGTCCGTGATGATGACATCGGAGCGTTGGCCCACGGTGTTACCGAAGACCGGGACCGCCATCATCGAAGCCGATTGAGACAGCGGGGCTCCAGAAACGTCGAACTTGAGGGTGGACGACCGCTGGTCCGTGCCGGGAGCGAGGTGCTTGACCAGCTCGAAGTTCTCGAGGATCAAGAGCACCTGGCGGGAGAAGTCACTCGACTTGTCCAGCGTGGCCGACACGACGAGGATGTTGAGGCTCTGATCCCTCCACAGCAGGAACACGCAGTAGGCCGCCAGGATCCAGGACTTGCCTAGACCCCGGAAGCCCTCGAAGACGATCTTGCGGTAGTGATGCGTCTCCGGGTCTTCCGGGTCGTAAAGCTCAAGGTACTCAGCTAGGCGGTACTGAGCCCTGGTCGGCGGAGGGAGTCCGAGGAACTCCCACACCAGGTAGAGGAAGTTGCGGAAGTCCCGCAGCTCAGCGGGAGCTTCCTCGTACCTCATCCGTCAGCCGATGGTCTCGAGCCAGGCAGACATGGTGATATCCGGCGCAAGGGCCTGCCCGGTCGGGCCGGGGATACCCACTTCCTTGAACCAGCGGATCTGATCCGCGATAGCGTCCGCCTCAACCTGGATGAGCTGGTCCTCAAGCTCAGCGGCGGTGTAGCCTTGAGCCGTCGTCAGATCCGGGGCCAAGGTGCTCAGCGGAGTCACCGGAGCCGACTCGTTACCGAAGTTGAATCGCTTGTTGGCCGCCTGGACGCCAAACCGCTTCAACGACTCCTTGTAGTAGATGGCGAGCATGTAGTGGTTCCAGCCATCGTGGGAGTTGGTGAGGTTGCCGGTGGGAGCCGGGTACGACCACACATCGTTCGGGTCGTTGTTGGCGAAGGTGTGGGGCAAGCCGGTGACGGACTCTCCGAAGTTGTGGTAGCTCGGGAGCATGGCCCAATCACGGATCGACTCGTCATCCCGGAGGATCCACTGGATCGGGGAGCCAGCAAGCTCCTGTCCCGCCGGAACCTGGGTGAGGCTGGACGCCAGCGATCCGGGGGAGGCCGCGTTCTCGAACCACAAGCCGCCGATAGCCGCCGGATCGTAGGCGGGCCAGAACGTCGGGAGGGCGTAGGTGATGAGCGCGTTGGGCTTGCTCGAGCGGCGGAGCATCGGGATATCCGAGGTAGGATCCGCGAAGTCCTTGTTCCAGGCCGCCCAGCAAGCGGTGATGGCTCCGCCGGAGCGGCCACCCAGCACGATCCGGTTCGGGTCGATATTGTGACGCGAGTAGCCGTACTCACGGAGGTACTGGACAGCCCAGCAGACTTCCTTCTGAGCCTTGGGGTTACCCGAGTCGCTGTACTCCGGCTCGGTGTAGTCCCGGAACTTCGCCAGGTCCGGGTGGCTGTTGCTGGACGGGGTGACCGTCATGCTGGCCACAGCGAAGCCCGCGTTCAGGTAGTCGAACAGCGGGACGGTGGCGGACTCGTAGCTGGTGCCATCGGTTCCGTTGAGCGGGAAGTTCGAGGCGGTGAGGCCCGCGTTGTCCGGCCACAGGATCACCGGCCAGCCATCCGGCGGAGCGATGCCCGTCGGGTAGGCAATCCGCATCCGGTTCGTGGTCTGGAGCGGGGAGTCCAGAACGGTGCCCACGAGATCGTTCGAGTAGACGATGAGGCCACTCTGGGTCCGCCACTCGTTGGTGTCGTCCCCGTCAGGCAGCGTATCCACCGAGAGGTACATCTCGGGACGGAGGGCTACGTCGAACACCCCGGTCAGGTAGTTGGAGTCACCAGCCAGGTCCGTCTCGTCGAGAGTCTGGATAGCCTCCCACGGCCCGCCGCCGATTCGACCCCACAGGGTCAGGTCCACCACAGGGCTGGCTCCGGGGCGCTGCACCTGTACGTGGAAGCGACCGTTGCCGGTGTTGCTCCGGGGCTTGACAAGGGGCCCAGAGCCGAAGTGAGGGCTCCCCGAAGCTGCCGCATCCGAGGGCTGGAAACTGGCCAGGAGTCGGTGCTGGCGCTGGAGGGGAGTTGAGGTCATTGGCTAGGAGGGCCGTACGGCGAGATTTGGAGAGGGTGGTGCGACTTTTTTGGTCGCTAGGTGGTTTGGGTCGAATTAGGGCCCGAAGGGCCTGACACGCTCCGTACAGCGCCGTGCGGAAAAATCGGGCAGGGGCTTGCGCTGTCCGGTACGCTGTGACACACTCCGGGCATGAAACTCGTACTTCGCAAAGGCCCCTACGACTGGACGGTGGCTGAGGAGGGGGTCCACGGACCCGAGACCAAGAATCCTGGTCAGCCCAAGTACATCAGTTGGGGGCACTACATGACCCTGGCCGAGGTCCGACGCCATGCGCCGGAAGTCGTAGCCAAGCGGTCTAAGTTGAGGGGGGCTCCTGCCGAGATTCTTGAGCAGGCGGTTCAGGCCGTAGAGTCCCTGATTGCTTATGGGGAGGTGTCCCTGTGACCTCCCCCACCCGACCCTCCGTGGATTCCTTCGCGGAGAAGCTGGCCCTGGACGTTGCCGCCTGGCGCCGTTCGATGAACCTCCCCATGCCCGAGGCGGGCTTACCCACTCCCGAGGTGGACGAGGCTGATGCGTCCTACATCCAGGAGGAGGTGGAGGAGCTGGTCCACGCCGTCCGTGTTCGGAAGGACTTACCGGACCCGGTAGAGCCCCATCGGATCCGGGGCTTCCGCGTAGAGGAGATGGACGCCATCTGCGACATCCTCTTCGCCACCCTCAGCTACGCCATGCGGCGGTACACGCCTGCTCAGCTAGGGGCTTGCTACGCGGCGGTGTGCGCTGCGAACGGGCGGAAGGTCGGGGGCCCGGTCCGGGAGGACGGGAAGCAGTTGAAGCCGGAAGGGTGGGTAGGCCCTGAGGAGGAGATTGGGGAGGTATTGGGCTAACCCACCCGCTGATCCCGTTCCTCAGCCCGGAACGGAATAGCCTTGAGGTCCAGCGGCTTACTTGCCGTAGAGAACTCCCGAGGATTCAACACAATCCCATTATCCGCCAAGAACTTCCTTGCGGACTCGAAATCCCCAGCGGTAGCCTCACCACTTCGGATCTTGCTGATAAGCTCCTCGACCGTTGCTACTTGCAGCGCCTCGAGGAGTTCTTTGATGTCAGACATCTTGCAGCCTCAGTTGCCAGTTGGGATCCGTACCGCCAATCCCTGTCACTTCGTAGAGCAGGGTGTCCGCGTTCGGGATGTAGAACATGGTCGAGTCACCCTGCCAGGTGTAGTCGGGACTCGTTGTGGTGGCGGAGTTTACGGAGATTAGGAGGGTAGGCCGAGGGTCGTCCGTGCCGAGCTTCCCGTAGATGTTGATGACCCCCGTGGTCGCCGTACCCCGACCCAGGAAGATCACCTTTGCGAGCTTCGACTGGTAGGGCCTTTGAGTGAGGCGGAAAGAGGTAGTTCCGACGTTCCCGGTGCCGGTAAAGGCGATGATGTTGGCTGCCATTAGTGAGGCGCTCCGTGCTTGATTGCGTAGGACACGATGGCGGAAACAACAGCGCCAACGGCGGCTACGACGCCCATCGACTTAGCCCGCCACTGTTCGAGTAGAGATACTCGAGCGGAGAGTTTCGGTACTTCCTGCTGACAGGTTTTGAGAGAAGTTTCGAGGAGAGTCTCGATTCTGATGAGTCTTTCTCGAATCTCGATGTCCGAATTAGGGCCGCTGTTGGTCATTGGAATCCGATCGCTTGACGGGATCCGCGACGCCTCAACGACCTCTCCCGCTCAAAGGTTGTGGTGGCTTGGCGAAGTTCCGGCACCTCCCGGAGAAGTTGAGACCAGGCCCGACTCCGATAGTGGCGGAGAACCTTACGGATCTCCTCCACACGCGGGGACGGGTAGCCCGGTTCAGACTCCGGGGGGAGGCTTTGGTAGCGGCTCGAGGAGATCAAGCGGCGGAGGTCGGACTTGAGAGTCGAGCGACCGATCCGCACCTGGCCTGTGAGTTCCTGCCAGCGGTCGTAGGCGGAGTGCCCCGAGGGGAGGAGGATCTGGGTTAGGTCCTGTCCCTGCTTCGCTTTCGGCGGCGGCGAGAACGGCCAGGCGAGGTCCGCAAGCTCCTGGTGGATCTTCTTGTCCTTGGTGGACCGGGCAGCGATCGGAAGGAAAGCGTTGAAGAGAGGGATGTCCTCTCCGCCCAGCGAGCGGACCCGATCGACAGGCTCGCCCAGGACGTTCCGCACCGGATCCAGGTTGTCCGACAGGTACGGGACCCGGTTGGTGAAGGAGTCCGAGAAGGACCGAAGCTCACGCGCGTAGGGGTCGGTGACGCCCACGGTCTGCCCGATGATGTTCGGGATGAAGCTCGATAAGAGGCGGGCTCCCTCTTCGGGAGCGTTGGCCTCCGGGTTCTGGAGCAGCTCCACGAAGGACCGGATACCGGTGACGTAGGACTTGTTGGTGAAGTTCTGCGTCATGGCCGAGATCACGGCCCACATCTGGCGCTCAAGGGGACCCTGGTCCGAGACATCTGACCAGCGGCCATAGTCGCTGAAATCAGCCATCACACCGATCACCGTGGCGAACGGGTCCAGGCGGTTGTAGGAGACGTAGGTGTCCCCAATCTTGATCGAGTAGGGCTGCCAGCCGGTGGCCTCAAGCTGACGGCGGAGTTCCTTGTCCGTGGGGCCCCGCCCGGTGAGCCGGCCCTGAGCGGCGACACCCATGAGGGTAAAGAACGTCCCGGTAGCCATGATGGCTCGGCCATACGCCTCCGTGGCGACAGCCGGGTCCGGGGAGTTCAGCTCGCGGGTGAGCTTGCCCTGGGACTCGAAAAGGCGAGGGAAGTCCTTTCCGACCACGTTCTCCCGGAGCACTTCCCCGAAGTGGCGAGCCACAGCGATCGGGCTCCGATCGTAGGCAGCCCCCAGGAGGTTGACGGGGGTGCGGACGAAGGGGAGGACGAACCGGAACAGCGGGTGGCTGATGTTGACATCTTGGAGCCACTTGCCAATGGAGCCCTCCGGGAGCGCCTTGGTGGCGGTCGTTTCCTCAGCGTAGTCCTTGGCGGCTTGGACAAGCGGCTCAGCGAACTTACCCTCCTCCTCCCACAGGTCGTTGAAGGCTTTTCGCGTCAGCTTGCGGAGCTGTTCCTCCGTGGCCTGGGGGTTCGCAGCCTTGACCGTATCGTAGGCCCGGCGTTGGAGAGCCTGAATGGTGCGGAGCTGCCCGTCGGTGATGATCTTGTCCAGCCCGTCACTGATGAACTGCCCCAGCGCGTCCCCGTTCAGCCCCTTCTCCAGTCCCTCACGCCGGAGCCCACGCTTGACAATGGCTCGAGCGTTGAGCTGCTTGAAGAACTCGTCCGTGGCCTGGAGGGTACGGCTGGGGAGGCGGACTATCGGGCCGGCTTTGTTGAGGAACTTCCCCATCGGGGAGTCGTCAGGCTTGCCGAACGCCGCAGCGGAGATAGCCTGACGGGCCTCCCCATCTTTGAAGGTGCGACTGTCCGGGAGGAGGCGGTTCTCACCCTCCTTCATCAGCGACGATCCGAAAGCCTCCTTGCTGTATCGCCAAGCCTCAGCCGTGGAGTCCAGGAGGTCCATGTAGGTCTCAGCGTAGACCCGCATCTCGTCCCAATTCCGCTTGGCGGCGGCGCCCACCATGCCCTCCAACGGGCGGTAGAGGGTGACAGCGGCGCCACTGATGCCGTTGATGGTGATGGTCTTGAGGCCCGAGAGGATGGAGTTCATCCAATACTCGAGCGTGGCGTTGAGGACGTTGTTCCGGTTAGCCTTGCGGGCCTCGTGGGTGAAGATCAGGTCTCCGTCCGCGTCGGCTTTGTCTACTAGGGCTCGGATGCGGCGCTCGACGTTCTTACGCCCGCCAGCACCGGAGAGGATCCCCTCGTAAGCCTGGAGGACAGGAGCCCCGCCAGGTCCTCCAATGTAGTCAGGAGTATCCCGGAGCCTGCGGAATGCGCGGCCTTTGGAGGATTTGATCCCCGCGATTTCCGCCGTCAGCTCATTCATGGCCTCATCCATCGCCACCCAAGTAGCCAGTTCGGCCTCAGTAGCGATGCCCCGATCCATCTTCTCTTTGAGTTCCCGGGTGAACTGAGCGTGGTCTCGGGCAGAAGTCGCCCAGCCCATGCGTTGAGTCTCGACTTCCACCTCAACGTCGAGGACGCGAGATTTGAGATCCTTGATTCCACCGAGCCGCCGCTGGAGCAAAGCGAGCGCCTCTTCCCGGCTGGAAGCTCCCGACGCTCGCTGGTACTTCTCTACGGCTGCCTCTAGTTGCTCCTGGGCTACGTCGATGTCCGCAGAGGTGCTAAGGCGGTCTGCCTCGATCTGCTGTCGGATGATCGGCATGAGCCGCTGACGGCGGTGGAACTCGATGGCCGCAGCACCCTCGTCGCCTGCGGCCTCGATGATGCTGTAGTAGTCCTTAGGGAGACCTAGGATTTCCCGGGTCTCGGGATCCCCGGAGCGGGGGTGGGTGGTGAGGTCAATGTCCTGGAAGAAGGCTCCTTCCTGGAGGTCAGCACCTCGTTGGATGAAGGCTCGGACTTGATCCTCGGTAATCGAATCAAAGATACGAGCAGCGTCAGCGCCCACTTGGGGGCGGACCTCACGCCCGCTTACTAGCTTGTCGAAGACTTGCCGCATCTCAGGGCTGATGCTGACGCCGGTCGCGCCTCCACCAAGCCGGGCGTAGACATCGGCGATGAAGTCCCGCATCGCCCGGAACAGTCCTTCAAGGGCAGTCGTCGGAGCCACCCCTTCGGAGATGTATTTCTCAAACCCCTCAGCGAACTTCTCCTCTGCCTCTACAGACCACTTACCATCGGTCGCCCCCGCCCAATCTTCCGCAGCTTTGATGTCTGCGTCTTCGATGCCTAGCCGCGCTTTAGCATCAACGTCTAAGTTGATGAATCGTCGGCGGGCTACGTGGGCGAGTTCGTGGACTCCGGTGGAGAAGTCGGAGGAAGCGAAGCCTCGGATGAGGGCTTGGGAGTCGTGAGAGAACTCGACGGAGCCCTTGGGGCGCTTGCGGCCATTTTGGAAGAGGCCTGTGATCTCTACGTCGGCGTCGTCGAAGATGACGTAGTTCAGGCTACCTTTGCCTGATCTTCGGCTATTGCCATCGAGGTACTTGTTACCACGGATCCCAGCGTCCAAAAGAAGTTTAGACACTTCACGCGGATCAAATTCCTCCTCCATGAACCGGATAAGGTCGAGTCCGGTGGGGTTGAACCCAGCCGCATCCGCGCGGTCTTCCAAACTATCTGCAACTCCAGCGTACCAGTCGGTCGACTGGAGTTTTCTAGCGATTTCGGGTGCTTGGTCGTCTAAGACTGCATCCAAATCCAGGAACTCATCAGCTTCCGGGGCAAGCTCGACTTTGTAGCCTTGGCTGGTCGTTTCGACATAGTAGTAAAACCCGTAGTCGTCTAAGACCCTGAGCGCCTGATTAGAAGCTTCAACCTGCTCCTCATACCACTTCCGATCTTGTGCGCTAAGTGGCTTCCCGCGGTAGTTAGGATGCTCACCTGAATCGAGGGCGGCTTGAGCTTCGTCCCTATCTCGGGTGAATTCCTCTTTGAGGGAGAAAGCGTCGGGCTTCCGGCCGCGCTGGTATGAGTGGGGGTTTCTTTTCAGGTCGCGGGACAGCCATGTTTGGATGGCGTCTAGGCCCGCCTGCACTTCTTCGGAAGGGGTTTCCCTAAGTGAAGTTATGTCTATGATCGCACGATCGGGGCGGCTGAGTGCGTCCTTGTAAAACTCCGCGACCTTCTTGTCCCCTGCAAAGTAGAGCCCCCAGCCATAGGCTTGGTGACCTTCTCCAGACCCAATGTTCTCCGTGCTGAACCTATCAAACTTGTGCGGGGACCCGTGGAACGCTGCCTGCTCCAACGCGCCCTCAGCAGCCACCCCACCACGCTCCCAGCGTACCGAGTCCCGCTCAATTCCCATCGCATCCTGGAGCGCCACAAGGGCCTCAGCCTCACGGCTCGCGATGTTGAGGCTTTCAGCAACACTTCGGGTGTATGGATCGGCGGGCAGGTTCTCCGCAGCCACCGGGGCCTCAACCTCCCTCACCCGCTCAGCAGCCTCCTCAGGGCTCAGACCCTCAGCTCGAGCCTTCCGCCCAGCCTTGAGCTGCCGCAGACCGAAGACGAACCCATCGAACAGCGAACCGAGTGCTGCACCTTCAAGGGCGTTCTTGATCC